CTGACTATTGTGTGGCTAGGTATTAGGATATACGAGTCAGATACTGTGCAGGGTATCCTAGGGAAAAAGAAACAGCTTGACAAACAAGACTAAATAGTGTATAATATATGAGTATTTTAACTTCGTTGATAGGCCCAGTTACAGGACTTTTAGATAAAGTTATAGAGGATAAAGACAAAAAGAACTCTATAGCTTTTGAACTGGCGACTATGGCAGAGAAGCATGCTCAAGAATTACTTAAGGGTCAGTTAGAAGTCAACAAGACTGAGGCTGCACACAAGAGTTTATTTGTCGCAGGCTGGCGACCAGCTATAGGATGGATATGTGGACTAGCTCTATTCTATTCTACCATCCTAGCCCCAATACTAAGCATCTGGTTTACTGTGCCGCCTGTTGATAGCTCATTACTTACTAGTGTACTGATGGGCATGTTAGGACTAGGCGCTATGCGTACAGTGGAAAAGACTAAGAACGTACAGAGAGAACGATAATGGCAAAAAGAGCTAAACTACAAACCAGTCGTCGCCTTCCTGTTAGAGAGGAGAAGCGTCCTTCAGGTTTTGATTTGCCTAGAGCGCAACCTGTTTCAGCTCCTGTTAAAAGACAAGAGCCTGTTCGCAGTGTTCCTATTAAGCAAGCACCTGCTCCTACCATAACACGCCCTATTGCTAACGATCCTATATCTACAGGGTTGATGAGACCTCTTGTATCTACAGCTCCTGTAGCTAAATCTCCTGTTAAAGCTATTGCTCCTAGTCTAGCAGCACCTGTAAAAAAAGAAACTCCAGAAGAAGCTATTGTAGGGCTTGGTGATTTCTTTAGTCAACAACAAGGTCAAAGCAGAGCATTAGCAGACATGGCGGCTGAGTCAGGTGACTACAGTGGTCTTGACAAATCAGTAGACATAAGCCGTATAACACAAAATCCATTAGGCGCTCTTGACGATTACTTTGAAGAAAAAGTAGATGACAACCTTGTTCAATACGTTAAAGAGAACGAGATTCCTACTTTCATAGAAAAAGAAGATGGAACTAAAGTATTTTTAAACACAGGTACACAGACCTCTATTGCTCGTGTGGCTGGTGAAGAACATCAAGGAAGCGGCGGTAGGTATGAAGCCTCTGGCCCTGTAGGTACTTACTCAGCGGAGTGGATTGAAAGCCCTAGTACAGTAGCTGGCATACTAAACACACCGCCAATGCAAATACTAGGCGCACTTAATCCTGTAGCTAACGCTGTTATGACAGGCGTTAAAGTTGCAGCAGGTGAAGATGTATCTCCTCTGGAAATAGCAACAGCAGCTCTAACAGGATTAGAAGTAGCTGGCGCTATTACACCTCCTTCATCAGGTGCTTTACCAACAGGCCAAGCTGGGCCAGCACTGCCTACAACAGGTAATGGTTTGTTTGGCACTACTTACGCTCAAACACAAGCTGTAGTAAAAGCTGCCGCAGCAGGTAATGCTGAAGGAGCCGCTTTAGCATTAGTAGGTCAGCCCTTGATTAACAGCAGTTTAGCTTCAGTAGGTTTAACTGAAGATGTTATTACAGGCGCAGGTATACAGTATGATGACTTCCAAGCAGGTATTGGTAAGGCGGTAACTGAATTAGCTGGAGGCGCTGACTTAGACGATGCTTTACTTTCCGGATTAGGTAAATACATTATAGAAGGTGGCTCGCTAGGGGTAGACCTCCCAGATACTCCTAACATAGACTTAGGGATTGTTGAAGACGTTATAAGAGCTGTCGTGCGTCCTATTGGAGCAGCTGGTACAGCTATTGTTGATTTTGTGGAAAACGCTGTAGGTCAAATTAAAGTACCTGAAGAGCTTAAAGCAGCAGGCAGGCAAGTTGAGGACATTGTTAGAACCGTAGGAAGCACTACAGAAGACGTTGCCAGAACCGTGGGCAGTGCTACAGAAGACGTTGTTAGACCTGTAGGTAGTGCTGTAGATGATGTTATTATACAACCTGCTCGTACAATACTTAAAGAAGCAGACGATACGTTTGTACAGCCTGCCGGAGAAGCGCTCTCTGCTTTAGATACAGCAATAAGAGAAGTAGTGCCCGGTATTGAAGACTTTGTAAGAGACGCGGTTAATCCTTTAGATAACTTTGTAGATGACATAGAGTTTCCTGATATCGGACTTCCTGACATTGGACTTCCTGATATAGGTCTCGGTCTTCCAGATTTAGGGGGCGTTTTAGGAGGTTTAGCTTTAATGCCTCAACCAGCCACAGCTACCACTAACAAAATATTTGACAACGAACTATTTAAATTTAAAACAGAAATAGGCATTACTGACACGGATGCACTGATAGACATTGAAGATTTCTTAACGTCACCTTTTGAGTCCAGCTTTGCACAAACAGGAAGATTTTAATAATGACATACTTACAATTAGTCAACAGCGTGTTGCGTAGACTCAGAGAAGATGAAGTAACATCAGTCTCTCAGAACAGCTACTCTAAACTTATTGGAGAGTTTGTTAATGACGCTAAACGCTCCGTAGAAGATGCTTATGACTGGACAGCTCTGCGTACTACACTGACTGTAACCACAGACGTTACAACCTTTAACTATGTGTTGACTGGCTCACAGAACAGGATGAAGCTGTTAGACGTTATCAACGACACCTCAGACTTCTTTATGCAGTACCGCCCTTCTCGCTGGATGGACAACGCTTTCTTGATTGAGACACCTCCTCTAGGGTCTCCACAGTTCTACAGCTTCAACGGTGTTAACGCTGCTGGTGACAACGCTGTAGACATCTATCCCAAGCCTGACGGTGTGTATCAATTAAGGTTTAACGTGGTACTACGTACAGCAGACTTCACAGAAGATACAGAGTCTATGGCAGTGCCCTCATCACCTGTTGTGCAACTGGCTACAGCACTAGGCGCTAGAGAGCGTGGAGAGACTGGTGGTACAAGTTCAGCGGAGTTGTTTGGGCTTGCTGACAGAACACTGGCTGACGCTATTGCTATTGATGCGTCACAACACCCTGAAGAAACTATCTGGTATTCTTAATGGCACAACAACTACAGAACATTACAGTAGCTGCTCCGGGCTTTGCTGGTCTAAACACACAGGACTCACCAATAGGTGTTGATCCTTCGTTTGCTGCTGTTGCAGACAACTGTGTTATTGACAAGCTAGGTCGTATTGGTGCGCGTAAGGGCTGGGAAGAGGTCTCTACTAACGGTGCTTCTGTGTTAGGCAGTAGCCGTGGTATAGAAACCATGTACGAGTTTATTGATAACTCTGGCGATAAGGTTGTACTGTCAGCAGGTAACAATAAAATCTTTACAGGAACTACCACGTTAACAGACGCTACGCCTACTGGGTACACGCCTACAGCTAATAACTGGAAAGCTGTTACTTTAAACGACCATGTCTACTTATTCCAAAGAGACCACGAGTACGTGCTAGGTACAGACCAAGATGGTTCGTTTGTACTGGAAGAACATTCAGCACACTCTCACGCAACAGGTACACCACCAGAGGCTAACGAAGTCTTAGCAGCCTACGGTCGTCTTTGGGCAGCAGACATTACAGGTAACAAGCATACTGTCTACTGGTCTGATACACTTAACGGACATCATTGGACAGGTGGTACGTCAGGCTCGCTAAATGTAACTACTGTATGGCCTACAGGCTTTGACGAGATAACGGCTCTAGCGGCCCATAATGGCTTCCTAATCATCTTTGGCAAGAAATCTATACTGGTGTACTCAGGAGCCTCTTCTCCTGCTACTATGACGCTTACAGACACCATAGAAGGCGTTGGTTGCATAGCTCGTGACTCAGTACAGCACACAGGCACTGACATATTGTTCTTGTCTGAGACAGGTGTACGTAGCTTTGGCAGGACTATACAAGAGAAGTCCATGCCTATGCGAGACATTAGCAAGAACGTACGCACAGACTTGTTGTCTTTGATCCCTTTACAGACTAACGCTATCAAGTCACTGTACAGCTCTGAAGAAGCCTTCTACCTGTTAACACTACCTGACAGCAACACTGTGTACTGCTTTGACATGCGTAGAGCGTTAGAGGATGGTTCACACAGAGCTACTACGTGGTCAGGTATGTATCCTCTGTCCTTTGCTGTACTAGAAGATGGTGAGATATACATAGGCATCTCTTCAGGCATTGTTAAGTACAAAGGCTATATGGATGGTACTAACAAGTACGAGATGCGCTACTTCAGTAATCCTATGGACTTTGGTAACACATCTAACCTAAAGTTCCTAAAGAAGTTTAACTTGACTATCATTGGTGGTCAGAACACACCTACTACTTTAAACTGGGGTTATGACTACACAGCTAACTACACTAAGCAAGCTTTTACATTTGCCTCTAGCAACATAGCTGAGTATGGCTTAACCGAATACAACACCACAGGCGAGTACACCTCTTCTATTCTCATCAATACACCAAAGGTTAACACCAGCGGTAGTGGTGAGGTAGTAACCATTGGCATAGAAGCAGAAGTCAACGGTGCTGCTTTTTCAATTCAAAAAATCGACATACACGCTCTACTAGGGAGACTTATCTAAATGTCTAATTACACTAAGACAACTAACTTTGCTACAAAGGATTCTCTCCCTTCAGGCAATGCTGCGAAAATTGTAAGGGGTACAGAGATTGACGCTGAGTTTAATAACATAGCGACAGCAAGTGCTACTAAGGCTAACTCTGCTGATCCTACATTTACTGGTACTGTAACAGCCGCTACCGTAAACGTGACAGGCACACTAACGGCTGACACAATTACTGGAGGGTCTTACTAATGTCGCAACTCTACGGACACTCTTTAACAGCTTTTGCACCTCCTTTACAAGCCGGAGGGAGTAGCTTTTTCAATACAAGCCCCTATGCAAACAGTGCGTTTAGCGACATGCCTGTAAAACCTACTATGGAGACCAGCGATATTCGGAAGTATATTGATCCTATAACGGGCCAGTCAAGAACAGGAAGCTCATCTATGTCAGGGTACCGAAACAGGTTAAAAAACTATTTTGATAATAACCCCGGCGCAGAGGATTATTATAAAACAACACTATCTTCTCCGCCTCCTTCAGCTTTTGCACCTCCTGTACAAGCCGGAGAAGGAAGAAACTCTGGAACTTCTCCTATAACCCTGCCACAAATAGGCTCTGGCGGCCCTAGCAGTTCTACGGTATACGGTGGTGCAGCTTTAGGAGGTTTGCTTTCAGGAGACTTACAGGGGGCTTTACAGACAGCTGCGGGTTACTACGCAGGGCAACAGGGCATTGAAGGAGCTATGGCCACAGGTCAAGCAGGTTTTGGCCTTGGTGAGCAGATAGGTCAAAGAGCCTTTGAACAGTCTCAGTTCAGACCTTTTGGTGTTACGTCTAACTTAGCTAACATAGGCACTACTGCCGCAGGCGGTGTTGACTTACGTTTGTCTCAGCCACAGCAAAGACTACAAAATCAGCTACTAGGAGGCGCACAAGCAGCCGCTAGTACATTAGGAGGAGCTTACGACCCTAGGGTTGGTCAGATTGGTGGTGCGGCTTACGGTCAAGCACAGCAGCAACTAGGCCAAGTAGGCGCTCTTGATCCCTCCATTGCAGCCCAGCGTGGTGCAGTAGGTGGACTGTTTGGTCAAACACTGGGTCAGATGGGTCAGCCTACAGGCTTTGAGGGTGTTACTCAAGCAGGTCTTGGAGGCGCTCAATCGCAGCTAGGAAGAGCTGGTCAACCTGCTGACATTGAAGCTTTACGTTCTCAGTACGCAGGACTTGCAGGAGCTGCTGGTCAAGGTTTGTTAACATCCCCTGAAGCTCGACAAGCTGATATTTACGAAGCTATTAGAGCTACACAGACTCCAGAGGAAGAACGTCAGCGTCTGGCTACAGAAGAACGTCTACTTGCTCAAGGCCGCTTAGGACTGTCCTCTGCTGCTTATGGTGGTGCATCTCCTGAGCTGTTGGCACAAGAGACTGCCCGTCAGGAAGCTATGGCTCGTGCTGGTCTATCTGCTCGACAGCAAGCACTAGCAGAACAGCAACAAGAAATGGCTACAGCTACTGGGTTAACAGGACTAGCCTCTAATTTAGCTGGGCTATCTTCAGACCTAGAAACAGCAGGTATAGGACGAGGTGCTACACTTGCTAATGTGGGTTTAGCGGGCGCACAAGCAGGCCGTGGGTTTGAGCAGCAAGACTTAGCTAATCTTATACAACTACAACAAGCAGACATTGGTGCCGCAGGACAGCAACAGGCTCTACAGCAGGGTCGCTTGGGTCTAGGTACAGGTTTGTTTGGATTAGGTACACAAGCATCTCAGTTGCCTTCACAGCTACAAGCGGCTGACATAGCCAACATGCAGCAAATGATGGCAGCTGGTTACGTACCACAGCAACAAGCTCTTGGTTTGTTTGGCGCTGCTGAGTTACCTTCTCAGTTAGCAATGAAAGGACAACTAGGAGGCACAGAACTACAAGCTAAAGCAGCAGGAATGGGTCTTGAGTCTTACATGCAAGGCGCTAAAATGGCTAACGCTTTACAGCAGCAACAGTTACAAAGTATGTTTTCTAATGTATTGGGCCAGCAAATGACTCCTCAAGAAAGGTTAATTAATCAAATATTAGGAGGAAATGCTGACGCTGGTGGTGGTGGGTTACTAGGCGCCTTAGGCGTAGGGGAAGGCAAAACTCCTGACTGGATTAAATCTATTGGAGACGCTGTAGGCTTTGGCGGTAGCGGCAATTTAGGTAGTGCTGGGTATAACGACCTGTTGACATCTATTATTGGGAATGCCGGTGGCGGTCAATCCGAAGGAACAAGAGGTATGTTAGACGCTTTGAATGCATTGAATATAGGAGGGTTGGCTGGTGCAGGTAGAGGTCAAACCGAAGGAACAAAAAGTATGTTAGACGCTTTGAATGAATTGAATTTAGGAGGTGGGTAATAATGGCACTAACACTAGCAGGATTACTAACAGGTGTACCGCAGAATGCGATAGACCCTAACCTCAGCATAGAGCAACAACAATTGGCCTTAGGGGCTAGTGCCGCAGATATGATGGGTAGTGGGCTTCGTAGCATGACGGGTCAGCAATCTCAAGGAGACAGAGCTGCTGGATTACAAATGGCGATGTCTAAACTAGACTTAAACAACACGGAAGACTTGACAAAACTAGCTAGAATAATGCAAGCTACTGGAGACATGGCTGGTGCAGGTAACATAGCTGCTCTTATTCAAGACAAAAAACTAAAAGGCAAGCAGCGTGAAGGTTTGATTAAACAAGCCAAAAGTTTAGGACTAGACCAGACTGTAGACATGTTGACAAGTGGTGGTGACGTTGAAACAGCTACTAAACAAATTTTAGAAGCTGAAGAACGCAACATTGTGTCAAAACAAGGCCGCAAGGGTAGGGCTAGAGTTGCTGAATCTAAAGGTGCTGGAAAGCCCGTGATAGATGCAATTTTAAAAGGAGACTATGACAATGTATCAGACGCTTTGTTTTTAGAAGAGTTAAGCGGTGAAAAAGCCGATCTTAAGTTTTTTCAGCAAACAGATTCAGAAGGAACTGTATCGTCGGTGCCGTTCCCTGTTAATGCTGCTGGTCAAGTACGTAACCCTAAAACAGAAAAGTGGGTATACCCTGACGAGCTAGGCCTTACTCAAGCGCCTGTAACTACTAAACAATTATCAGAAGCTAACAGTTTTACACAGGCTTTAACCGAAGGTGCCGCTAAAAGCTTCTTAGAGTTAAGTAAAAAAGCACAGGATGCAAAGGAAATTTTAAGAACTAATGCAGAATCGCTTGCTTTGTTAGATAGAGACGGAGGAATTAAAACAGGCTTTGGAGCTGAGTTCCGTCTTAACGTAGCTAGGGTAGCTAAAGAATTAGGTGTAGTTCCTGAGAGCATGGACAATATAGCAGCTACTGAACAATATTTAATCCTTAGAGCAGAGCAGTTAATGAAAATTATGCCTGCTTTTGGTGCTGGCTCTGGTCTTTCAGATTCAGACAGAGAGGTAGCTTCTTCTATCGCTTTAAGAGAAGTATCTATGGACGAAGCAGCTTTACGTAATCTGTTACGTTTAGAAGAAAAGTATGCAAGACAGACAATAATTGACAACAATAAGGCTGTTGATCGCGCTATAAAAATAGGCAAAGGAGGAATGTCTCCAGAACTTGCAGAAAGTTTTTACATTGCTTTACCTAAAAGAGAAGGCTATAAAACACCACCAGCAGCAGCAACGTATCTGAATCAATAATAAGGATTAAAGCATGGACTATACAGAAGAAGAGTTAATTGCTGCTTTACGGGCTGCTGATACTGACGCAAAAACATCACAAGACCCGGAAGTTTCAAGCAATGCGGCTCAAGCTGTACAAGAGCTTGTTCAAATGCTAGATACCTTACAGCAATCCAAGCCTGTAGAGGGATATGATCCTGCCGCTTTTACATCTCCCGAACAGTATCGTCAGACTTTTGGTCAGATGAAAGAGACTGTTGAAGATTTTCCTAAGTTTGTTTCAGAATTAGGCGAAGAGTTCGACGATCCGGCTAATCCAGAAAAAGCTTTTGCCGCCGCCGCTTCTTCAAGAGGAGCCTTGGGTACCGGGTTAGACCTTTTAGGGCAAGGAGCTAAACTTTCTTTAATGGAGGTTAGTAAGTTTATACCTGATTCTATTGAAAAAACAATAATAGACAATATAACTCCCATTGCTCAAGCAATAGCTGACAGTAAACTTGGAGATATTGCGAGTCAAACTTTTGGAGAATATTTAGATTGGAAAAATGAAAACCCCCGTAAAGGTAGGGCGCTTGAAGGTGTTATAAACGTAGCGGAAGTTTTTGCACCTCCTTTAACACGTAAGCCTATTACTGACACCTCTTTTATGAGGACACTTGCTGATGAACAATACGGTAGGTCTGTACACTTAGAAACAGGACAACGTAGAGACTTTCTTAATACAGTTATTGAACCGATCTCTACTCCAGCTAACGACCTTAAACGCGCAGAACGCTTAGAGCAGAATGAGAGTGGTAGGAATGTTTATATACCTACAGATGATGAAGTAGAGATGGTGAATGTTTTAAAAGGCGTTGAGGAAATAAACCCAAAAACTTCTTTTGTAAAAATAAGACAAGTGCTTGAAAGTCAAGTAGAGACCACACATAAATCGCTTACAAAATTGTTAAACAAATCTAACTTTAAATTTAACAAAAAAGAATTAGTGAGTGATTTAGAGGCAAGAATTGCTATAGATTTAGATGAGAATCCTGTTTTAATTGGAGACGCTAAGTCTGTAGCTACTAAAATTTACAATAAAGCTTTAAGGCTGTTAAAAGAATCAGACGGTTCTCCAGCAAGCGTGATGGATGTTCGTAGGCAGTTAGACCTCTGGGCTAAGAAAAGCGGAAAAGACTCTTATGACGGTAATGAGAACGCTTGGACAGTTTCTCAAAGATCAGTTAGAGATTTCTTAAACCAAAAAGTAGCAGAGGCTGTTCCTGAAACACCTGTGTTGGAAAAACTAAGGAGACAGCATTTGCTTCTTAGGTCTAAAGATCGTGTTTTACCTAAAGCGGCTCAAGAAGCTGAGACTAGATTAGGTAGACAGTTCCAAAACATAGGTAAAGCAACAGATACTACACTTCCTAGAACAGTTCTGGGTAAGACTGCTACAATATCTGCGGCAGTTACTATTCTTGGAGGTTCAACTTTTATGGGATGGCTTCCGGGGTTATCAGTATTGGCCGCTACAGGAACTTTAGGTTACGCTGCTTATCGTGGAAGTATTAGCCCTTCTTTACGTAGAACGCTTTCTGCTTCTTTACGTCAAGTAGATGATGTGTTGAACAAACCCAGTTTAAACAAAGAAATGAGAGACGCAATACAAGCAGACCGTGCAGCAATAGTTGAGTTGATGCAACTGCCCTCAGCTCCTGAAGGTGCTGATGATGACGGAGAAGATACCAATGAGTGATGCTTTAGATACAAATAATAGTTTCTGGAAACATATAAGCAAAACCCCGATGTCAGTCAGTCAAGGACTGGCACAGGAAAAGCAGTATCTTGCAGAAGCTAATGCAAAAGATTCTGTATATGACGCTGCTGCCATTGCTCCTGTGTCCGGTGAGATTATCTCTGCCAAAGAAGCGATAGAGGATTTTAGTCAAGGCAATGTCGGTATGGGTCTGTTGGGGGTTGCTGGGGCGTTTCCTATACTGGGCTACGGGCCTCGTATAGCTAAAGGTCTGCTCAAAAGTACAGGCAATTTTGCTAATCAAGTCGCTGCCAATATGCCGACTTTAATTGAGGGTTTTTATTCAGGAACCCCTTACACTTCTTTTTTGAGAGATGCTATAGGGGAAATACCTAGTTCCCTTAGAGCAAGAACTAGCGCCTCTGAACGTGCAACAGAAAGAGTCACAGGAATACCTTCTGCTAAACTTTCTGATATAGAAAATGAAAGTAGAGTAGCACAAAGGATGAGGAAACAGGCTGCTGGTCAGCAAAGAAAAGGAAAAGTAGCTCAATCGTTAGGCTTTGAAAAACAAGCAAAGACATATAATGAGACTGCAGAAGAGTTACTTAGGAAAGCAAAAATCTCTGGCCAAGATTCAGAGTTTACTGCTATGTCTATTGAAGCAGGCAGAACCCCTGACATTACACCTGTAAGTGAAAGAGGCGCTTTCTGGCAAAGTCCGTATAAACTAGCATACTATGATGCCGCAATACCTCAGGAAGATTCAGTTAGAATAGCGTCAAACATAGGCAACGCGCACCGAAAAATAGCTGACATCCCTGATGATATTATAGGGGCGGCCACTAACCATTTGGTAAATGGGCCTCACATTACTACTAACCCTCTTCAAAAGAAACTGTTTGAGTTTCAAATTAAAGCCCCAGAAGCCAGTAGAGCTTCTGGTGTTACAGAAGGTTCAGGAGCTAAAAAAGGCTCGTTGATTATGCGTTCCTTTTTTAATAGTACGGCTGAAGGCACAACAAGCGGATTTCAAAACTACGCTAGAAAAATTAAATCTTTAGAGAAGAGAGACGTTACCCCTGAAGATACAATAGAGTACGCACAGTTAGCGGCTACTTTAAACAAAAAAGCTGTTAAAAAAATCAATCAAGCAACTTTTGGAGCAGCAGAAAAAACTGATGTTAGCGGGGCGCTTTTGTTAGATAGAATTTCAAAAGCAAGAGCAAATAAAAGAGCAGGTAAAGAGCCTACGTCTGCTCAACAAGAAGCTTTGTCTACTTTTGAAGGATTGATAGAAGCAGGTAAAATTGATCTTGCTCGGATCACAGACGCAGATGGTACTGTTGTAAACAGTTTAGATTATAATCAAATTAAAAGACCAAATAAATTTATAAAGACATCTACATCTTTTGCTTCTCAGCAAAAAGAACTAGGAGGTGTCAATCAGTGGGTAGCTATTGATCCTTACAATCAAACTACTTATGGGATGATAAGTGACGGCCATGATATTTTTGGAGTAAATCCTATTGGAGGTCACTCATTAATCACTGCTCAACCTATAATGAAACAAAAATGGTCAGACGTTGGTTATGCCGATCAACACGTAAGCAACGTGAGCAGGCAAAAAGTAAGCGATTCTGTTAAAGAAGTTGAAAAAAGAACAGGACTTAAAGCCCCTGAAAACATACGAGAAGCTACTGACGATAAGTACTACAGCAAAGCAAAGGACTGGACTAGAGCTGCTATGCGTAAAAAACAAGAACCTACTGCAATGGAAATAGCTCAAGCACGTGCAGCTAAACAAAAACTAGCGGCAGTGGTGGCCACAGGCGGAGCAACAGGAGCTGCAGGGGCAGCCGGTATGCTTACAAGTAATAATCAACAACAATAAAAAAAGGGGCCATTGCGGCCCCTAAGTTTTACTACACTATCTCACATGCACCACCTACACATGCTAACTCTTGACTTCCTGTCGTGTTATCCTCTTCCTCGTACTTCTCTAGGTCATCCCAATCCACACCCACTGGCATTGCTGCTACTAACTCATCATACTTCTCAGCGTCAATGTCCTCATAAGGAGCTTGTTGATATACATGGTCACTATATGGCAACAAACTAATACCACTACACAAGTCAAAGTTCTCCCATATCCACTGTGCTACTTGCAGGAACTCGTTATCAGTGTAATAAACAGTGATGCTTGGTTTATGTTCGCACCAGTGGTTCTGATATGCTTTCCAAAGTTCTAGCTGCTGCATAGCACCCACCTGCTTAACCGTCACAGAGGACTCTGGAGCCTTCACAGGGAAGCTAAAGACTGCTGACGAGGGTGACATGACATCCTGCTCTACGGGGAAGCCTGACTGTCCCATGAAGATTGCAAGCGGGTCTTTGTTGTCGCTACGTACTCTGCGAATGTAATGCTTAGAGAAGCGAGGATGGATGCCACTAGCACTATCAACAAGTTGAGATACAGTGCCGCTAGGCTTAACGCACGTAATAGCCGCAGACTGGTTAATGCCAAGCTTCTCAGCCCACTTCTTATTTGTATCCACAGCAACATCTCGTACTTCCTCCAGCCACTTGCCTAAGTCCTTAGACTCTCCCTTACTCAGCAGGTAGTGATCCATGATGCCTGTCATGCTGACACCCAGTAGTGCTTCCTCTTCAGTGTTCTTCTTCCAGCAGTTACGCAGGTATCTGAAGTCTGTCAAGGTAGCCTGTAGTGTACCAATGATAGCTGCTACTTCTGCCTTCTTCTTCAGCGTGTCTAGGTCGTCTTCAGGACGTACAACAATCTCTGACAGGTTACAGAACTGGTTACTACGCAGGATGATCTCTGAGCATGGGTTAGTACCAAAGTCCTGATCAGGGTCACGCCTGCCGTTACGTGCTGCAATCTTCTGAGCTGCTACACGACTGAAGATACCACGCTCACCCGCCTTACTCTCGTACATGTTCTGCATCTCGCCTAAGAAGGACTCAAAGTCTGGCTTCTCAGTGTAAGCTACGCTGTTGTTAGCAAGCCTACGGTGGCCTTCATGTCTCCACCAGTCACCTGACTTAGCCTTCGCCATACGCGGATCAGACAGGTTAGAGAGGCTGATTAGAGCTGATCTACGCACACCACCTACCACTACAATGTCAGCTATCTTACACACAACATCGTGGCACTCAATGCTCGTTAGCTTGCGTCCTGCTGCCTTCTGGAATATCTCTACACAGAAGTTGAACAGATCAATCAAAGGCTCTGGCCCTGAAGCTCTACCGCCAAAGGTCTTGAGTCTAGCTCCTGCTGGACGTATACGGCTCATGTCCCACGCAGGTATCTTACCAGCATACAGCATAGCTATCAGCTCACGGAATGCAGATGCCCAGCCTATCTTGCTGTCAGCTACAACAATGGTGCTGTCAGTCTTGTGAAAGGTCTCTGCAATAACAGGTAGCTTGGTAATGAAGTTACGCTCTACGCTGAAGCCTACACCTGTACCACACATCAGCACGTACATCAGCTCGTCAAAGCTACGCGGTGAGTCAATGGCTAAGTAACTACAATTAAAGCCTGCTACGTTATCCTTTGCCAGTGCTTCGCCTGCTGTCATCATACAGCGCATGCTAGGCATAACTTCCATGTTGTGTATAGAGTTAAATAACTTTAACGCTGTCTTCTCGTCTATCTGTCCACGGTCTTTCCAGAAGTCTACGTAACGGTTGACTGTCTCGTCCCAACGCTCTCTGCGCTTTTGCTCAGGTAGCCAACGTGCGTAGCGGCTCTTGTGTATAAACTGTTGATACTGATCCATTATGTGTTCTCCTCTGTCACCATTGCTGTTAGCTTGTTTAAGTACCAACCTGCTTTCTGTAGGTCTTCTACCTGCTTACCTTTGTAGTCATAGCGCCACAAATACTTCATGCAGTTGCCCTTGAGGTAGCCTTTGAATGCCACTGAAGACATAGACTCTTCTATAGCTTCAATACACTCTATGTTGCCAGTGTTGTAGTGGGTGGGTCTGTTAACACTGTCCATAATCTCTTCAGCTTCTTCGTGAGCTGCCTGCATCCAAGCCTCTAGTCCTGTCTTCTGCTTCTCAATAGCAGGTGCTTTCTTTCTCAGGGCATCCCACTGTGCTGGTGTTGCGTCATTAAGTCTCATCATCAAAGTCCTCTGCTATTCTGTCAAAGTTTCTAATTATCCTACGTTCAAATGCTTCCACTAAGTCAGTCGGTGTTATAGACAACAGCTCACACAGTAGCTCCTCATCTAACTGTAACACCATCTTTTCCTTTAGTTCCTCCAGTGTCATAGTCATTATACTTTCTTCCTTTTGATGTACCGTGTCATCTCCTTGGCTGTCTCTACGGTGTAGTGTCGGAACCCTTCCTTCTCACACCACTCCCCCATCGTTATCTTACCGCCCTTGCGTACCTTCTTGTTAGGGTTTGACAACACAAAGATTAACTCCCACTCAGGCATTGAATCTCTAATGGCTGTGTACTTCTGTGTGTCGCCTACCCTGAAGAACCCTTTACACTCTATCAGTATTGCCTTGTCCTCGTGTACGAAGTCCGGTAGATACTTCTTGTGTACTGTGTACGGTATGCCATAAGGTTCAAACTTGTACTGTCCGTCTAACTTCTCTGATAAATCCTTCTCAAGTCCTGACCTAAAAGCCCTCTTCATCTGGCATTACCTCCTGTACCTTGGGTTCCTTTACTACGTCTACTAAGTACTTTGGCCCGTAGGAGTAAGCGAAG